AACGGGGTGCGTTTACCTTATGCACATACACGTAAACAGGGTGGTTACAACGAGATGGATAACACTGATTATTCATTCTCTATGGTTCCTCTCAGAACATTCCTCGCAGAAGCAATACCAACACGGGTAACACCTGCTGCGTGGGAGCCTGTCAGAGCCTTATACAGCCCTCCTGAGGCTCTCCCAGCGTATACCTATAGGAAGACCCCCTACACAGGGGAACTGGACGGTCTGTCGGGTGTGATACGGCGTAACGGTCCACGACCAGAACCAGAGAAACCAGAAGGAGACAGATCAGGCACACTATTCGCCCTCGCTTGCGCGATGGCAGAACAAAGATACGCCGAAGATATTATCTATAAAGAATTGAAAGAAGCAGACATCGACTGGGGAGGGAAATATAATAAAAGACCAGACGGTGATAAACGCCTCGCAGGAATAGTAAGGGACGCTTGTAAAAAAGTAAGATAATGGAATCATTCATAGCCATAGTAGATCGTAGACCTAAAGTTAAAGCACGACCAAGGCACACCAAAGGAGGTAAAGTCTTCACTCCTAAAAGCACACTCGATGAAGAAGACTACGTGGCTAAAGCATGGACAGAACAAGTTGAACAAAAATTCTCTGAACCTGTAGAAGTAACATTAATGTACACACCAGATGAGACAATCATTCACGTAAGCACATCACCCCACTCAGCGAAAACATTAAGAGGTGACCTAGACAATTATGTTAAACTCACATTAGACGCACTCAATGGAGTAGCATGGGATGACGACAACCAAGTAGTACGAATAAACGCAGTGAAAGTAGATCGTCTTGATACTAATTGAATTAGAAAAATGGGAATATGAATGGGCATCTCATGTAGGTATCAGACGCTTTACGGAAAATTGGGAAAAACAAGATGCTGCCCATTATAAGCGCGAATACATGGAAGATGACAGATCCGCACAAGTTGCTGCTGCAATAGGAGAACTAGCAGTAGCACGAGTGACCAACCAATACTGGGGTGGTCACGTATGGGCAGGTAACCGCCACGTAGAAAACAAAAATCGTGCAGACGTAGGTTACAACATAGAAGTAAGAAGAGTTAGAACATCTAACAACGCGGCAGTACGCCGCAGGCAACTAGGGAAAGGACTTGTCCTGTTCGTAGTCAGACCAGTACCCGACGAATTTCGCACAGTCGAAATGTTAGGATGGATAGACCACGACGAAGGATGGGAACTGGGAGGACCATCAGGTTACGACCCAGAGAACACCAGAGTTATAGCAGCCAACCATTTACATTGTGTAACAACTTGGAAGGCTGATGGGCAAGAAGAAAGAAACACCCAATAACGATTGGGTAGGGCAACTTTCCACCACACGGAAAGACAAAATCTTATACCACATACGTCCTACATCAAATGTGGAATCATTAATGGAACTAGCACCATTTCAAGACCCGATACTAATCCCATTAGAAACAACTGCTTCCATAAAAGAACTCTTAGGAGAAGTCATAGACGATCTATCCGCCGAAGACAGATGGATATTCAACGCCCTAGTAGTGGAACGTTTATCATTACGAGAAGCAGGACGCATACTAGGCATACCAAAAACGTCACTAGCGCGTAGACGCGACAAAATAAGACGTGAACTAATGACTAAACTAATAGACTCCGAACACATCAGAGACTGGCTTAAAAGGTAATTACTCTTCCCAATTGGGAGCCATAGACTCTCTCAACAACCCCATCAAAGATGTAGTCCAAACAGCGAACGCTTCACCTGCTTCATCAACACCATCTAAAGCCGCTTGAAAAGCGGCAAGCAACAGTTCAGCCTCATCCTCATGGAAGATCAGGAGTATCCCTAGAACGCCATCTGGTGACCACTTAGCATGAATGCCATCCCTGAGATCAAACAAATGGGCTGTGTCCTGAAGGTGATCATAAATATCTTTCTGAAGAGCGAACCCTTCAACCTCCATGAACTCATCCCACTTAGCCTCAAGGTCGGCTTCCATACTATTTCGCTACTTTATCTTTAACGATAGTTTTAAGAACAGACACAGCCGCCGCTAAACCAGCAACACCCGCACCCTTAGCCGACGACAAGTCGGCAACAACGAAAACACCAAGAAACGCTTGAGCGAAAGTCCACCCAGCACGTTCCAGTACATCAAATATGTTCTTCAAATTTTTTCCTTTATTAGATTAATATCTTGGACGAGGCTTCTTACGACCCATTAGTCGTTCTCGTCAAACTTAGCGCGCATACCATTAGCCATACGTAACATGGCATCCCCAGTAAGAGAACCTTGGTTCCCACCCTGAGAAGCAGTGTCCACTAAAACCTTAGAGGCCTTAGGTACCTTCATTGTTTTACCATCCAATTGATGTGGCATCATAACCTACCTTCCGAAAGGGCGACCACCATGTGCGGCGTTACCCAAATTAGTTCCCCGCAGAAACGCTGCGGCTTTCTTAGCCTTCTGACTCATATCCCACATGTTGAATGAAGAAGTAGAGTTATAAGGCTGCTCATCTTGTGAACCGAACGTTTCTTCAAACGTTCCGTATCCTTCACCTTTTGGCATAATATTTTTCCTTATTGTATAAACAGGCAACCGAATGTTTCACCATTCACCACACCTGTAACCTTCAAAAAACCTTGTGTCTTCTGAAACTCTCTAACAGCGTCACCAGTTTTCTTACCATAAATCCCATCAACAGGACCAGCATCGAAACCACGCTCCGCTAACTTTCCCTGCACTAAACGCACAGGCAAACCACGACTACGAGAAGGACGAGACAAAGGAGTCTTCTTCACCTGCTCGTGTAAATCTTTAAAGAACTGAATGATAGCAGCCCAATCAACAGACTCAGGAGCCTCAACGACACCCATACCATTCTCAACCCAATCACCTAACCACTTCTCAGGACACGTCGTATACCCTTCACGGCTCTTCTTACGATGCGTTGAAACCCAAAGCCCTTTGCCGAAATGGTACTCAGCGGCATCAACAACTGTTTGTAAAGCACGTAAAGCATTGTCGTGAGGCTTGTCGCCACCCCAACCAGTAAAGCAAACACTAATGGAACGACTGTTCCAACCCTTAGTCCCCGCTCCACGATTATCCCAACCTCGTCCCTCAAAAATAGTGCCAGTCTCATCAACCAGCCAGTTGTAACCAATACCATCCCAGCCTTTACCCATGTGATGGCGTTCAAAAGCCTTAACAGCAGCGGACCCTTTAGGTCCGTTCTTGACACCAGAGTGATGTACGACAACACCCTGTACTCTTGATTTGTTTAACTTGTCGAACTTGCCTTTAGGTGGAGGTTTAGCACCCCACGTTTCTCTAGACACGTGCTTCATAACTTATACTCCTCTTTGTCCCGTCATCTAACCCTAGAAACCAAGTCTTTCCAGTCTTGCCTCTCAGATAAACGCTCATATTTTTGATTAGCCCGCCAGTTTCTTTGAACCTCAGGAGTGTTCATATTAACTGACACACCTAACAGACTACTCAACATATTACGTGCGTGGGTTCTTTGATACTTAGGTTCATTAGGAAACATGCGTCTAAGGAAACTGATACTAGGTAACATTCCATTAACCAAATAGATGTGATGGTCACGCATCTTCCACTCGCCGCTAGGAGATTTCTTAGCCATACCCAACTCTCCTAAAATATCCATAACCATAGGAATGTTGTCCAAAGGGCTAGGAGTTTTCTGATAACGACCACTGAAAGGAATACCAGTAAAAATTTGTTTACCAAAAACAACCTCTAAAGGAGTTTTAATAATAGGTGAAGTCATACCCATACCCTTATACATTGTTTCTTTCCAACCCCCAGCACCTTCCCTGAATGGGTCATAACGGAACAAATCTTGGAACGGGAAATCAGGCGCACTGTAAACCTGAGCGCCCTTATATTTGAAAGGCATTCTTATACCGAACGGTTCCAGATAATAATCTGGGACAGTTCCCTCACCTTCAGTTCCTAACTCAAGGTTACGTTTAGCAGCCAACAAACGATTATATTTAGCAGGGTTCTTACCTAACTGTTGCAACTGGTAAGGAACATTCTTCCTAGTCCAAGTGTAAAACGGTATAAACCTTCTCATCCAAGTTCTTTCAAAACTTGTCAACTCGTCGTAATCAAACTGTGTTTTAGCGATACGATTCAACGCTTGATCAATGTTCCCACCATGACGCATCGTGTCCATACCGACACCGATACGGATCATATCCTCAGCCCAACTGTTAACCCTACGCACAGCAGCATAAGGAGCGAAACGAGGCGACCACGGTGCTAACACAACCCTAGTTCTTCTACCCCCACGCTCCGTAACACGTCCACGTCCACCTAACAACAGTTCCATATTACGCGCTCTGCGTAAACCATATTCCAAATCGACAGCCGACACAGCCTGACCGCCGCCACGCACACCAACTTCTAACAGTTCAACGTAATCAACCATGTCATCGTTGGTTTTAGCCAACTGTTTCGCAGCATCATAGAAAGACATCCTGTTAGACGAAGCGTGTTTAGCCACACGAGAAGTGATACTCATAGATTTCATAATCTCATTCAAGTTCACGCCATCCACCCAAGCGTTAAAGAACGCACCCATAATGTTACGCTGCACAAATCCTGGGGTTGCGATCATACCAGCCTTCAACCAAGTCTGAACACCATCCCATGCTTTCCAAAAACCATCCACTTGCTTCGGATCATTAATGGCTGCGTATGCATTGATGACAGCATAAACATTATCGTTCATTGCTTGATCTTTACTAAGCAAAGTCCAAGGACCCCACTCAGAATTTTTTAAAGCATCCTTAAGTGCTTGGATACTTACATCTCTGGCTTCTTGTGTTAAATCAAAAGTCTGATCTTTAGCCAGCATGTCGCTGATCAATGCTTTAGTGTTCCCTTGGGA